AAGTTCGTTCAATCGAAAGTTCGTTCAATCGAAAGTTCGTTCAATCGAAAGTTCGTTCAATCGAAAGTTCGTTCAATCGAAAGTTCGTTCAATCGAAAGAATCCAATCGCTTGGCCATTAACTCGGTAATTTCCTCTTGTAAATCAGGAACCCTGATTTTTTGGTATGATTTATTCGCATTATCGGGATGGAGACAAACGAGAAACAATTCTGTAACTTTCTTTTCATAATTCTTTTCTATAATATATCGGTATGTATTCAATTGAAGTGCATAATGCCAGAAATTCGTATCGGGTAAATGACCGATTTCTGGTGTAATGGAGAATTTCCCAAATCGAGATACCTTTACAATTTCCTTTGATCGTTTCCAATCATAAATTGCCAATGTCCCATCTGGATTTTCAAATATCATATCAATCGATCCCGAAATGCGGAGCGATTCATCAAATACACACCATTCGGTGCGATACGGAATCAAATGTTTGTGTTTTGCAGCAAAACGTTCGAAATATTCATATTCAATAGTATTATTTTGTCGTGGCGCGCCATTATAATAATATTCAATATCTAAATGCATTTTCGTTCCAGCCTCCGATGCATCTCGGCCATTATCTGACCATATTTTTTTAATATCCTGTTTTGTGTTCCCGAAATATTTACTTTCTGACCAGCGATGACTGTTCATCATTTTATCAATTATCCGATCCGCGTCGAATTGTTCAAAGTGTGCGTGGTTCAATGTAGTCACACTTGTATATATGACGGAAGGGTCATTGTCAATGGTGTATATATGCGGTCCCTCATCGAATCGAATCCTTGCGTCGCGAGGATGGGAATTCGATATTGCGAGAGTATCGAGGGTATCGGTTTGAATTAAGTCCATTTTAGTACGATTGTTGCGATTGGCAACAATTGTATCAATTTTTATATTGCAAAAATTATAATTATTTATGCAATCGATTCCGTCTAGTACCGATATTTTTTCGTGCGGTCCGCTTCCGTTGTGTATGGCGGTGGTGTTTATTTATTTGTCTGACCGATGCACGGTATTCAGCAAAATCATTTTTTATCCGTTCTTGTATTGGTATATTGGACGATCTTGTACCAAAATGGCGCAACATCATACCACCTATAGTTTCAGTACTCATTTATGATTATATACTGTTTACATTTATACGATATTATTTGGTGGTACGATTATTCCCAATAAACTTTTCACTACTAATTACATTTATATATTTGCCACTGGTTTATTACTTACATTTGTTTTAGAAGATCTAAATCTATATTCACTAATCCCCCGTCTGGCATTCCATATAATGCAATATATTTTTCCAATGCGGAATTATATTCTAATTCGGGAATCGTTATATCAAATCCAATTGGGTAAGTATGTGTCTCCGTTGTAAACCCTGTACTGTTTATTTCCAACTGAGTTATTTTAGTGAGAAGATTTGTAATTGTTAAGTCTTGTGCATCTAATCTATTTTTCAATTCTATATTTTCAATCTTCATTAAAGTAATATTATCAGTTAAAAAATCAATTGTTGTCCCGATATTCTTGTCGCCAATTTTCAAATCCCCCTGTAATATTGTATTATTACCAGGGTTGCCTATATGAATATCTTTTCCATCAGATCGAATTGACGCACACGACCCATTATTAACAAAATCCATACTAATTACGCCTGATGTATCTCGTACAATATCCATCGTATCCATCGGACAGAATGCATTTGGGATTATACAAATTCCACCCGTATTTGTGGGACGGGTTATGATGGATCGGTTCATTGCATTGTATGATGTCGTAGTTACATTCTCTCGACCACCGATAGTAATTTTATTCCTTACATCGATTTCTTTAATCAATGATATTCCATTACTTCGCATTACCGTCTATCACCTTATATCATATAAATGTATTATAACAAATCAGGTATTACATATAAAGACAATACGATTCATATTAGTAAATGCCTCCAGATCATGCCCCAAAACTAATATCTATATTCGATGAATTGTCCGATATAATGAAACGGAAAGGTGAACTATTTAAATATCGCGCATATCAGAAGGCAATTGAAGGTATAATGTTGGTGAAAGAACCGTTGTCAAATCCAATCGAACAATTAAAAGGTATTTCGGGAATAGGTCCCGTTATATCGAAAAAAATTTCTGAATATATGAATAGCGATGATGGACTAATTAAAATCCTTCGTGTCGAACGCGCCAATCCAGTAAATTTACTCACAACCATACACGGAATTGGGCCCAAAAAGGCTGATGAATTGGTTAAAAGTGGAATTGAATCAATTCTTCAATTGCGTCAATCACTAGAAACAAATCCCTCGATTTTAAATGATATTCAGAAAATGGGGCTCAAATATTATGATGCAACCCAACGTCGAATACCTAGAGATGAAATAGATCTTGTAGACGAATATATTCATAGTGTGGTTGGTAATATTCCAAATATCAAACATGAAATTGTTGGTAGTTATCGTCGAGGAGCGACGAATTCGGGGGATATTGATATTATTCTCACCAATACAGATACTACCGATCCATCTGTAATGGTCCGACTTATGGACAAAATGATAGATGATGGTTTTATTATTGATATTCTCTCAAGAGGGAAAACAAAAAGTATGGTAATGGCAGGTCTACCGAATTATCCTCCGCGACGAGTGGATTTCATGTATTCCAAACCAGATGAATTTGCATTTGCCATTTTATATTTTACGGGAAGTAAGATATTCAATATGGTAATGCGACATCGGGCACTGGCGTTGGGATATTCAATGAATGAACACGAAATAGTCCGCATTGACGGTAAAAAGAAGGGTGATAAAATCGACCATACATTTCCAGATGAGGAGTCTATATTTAAATTTCTTGGACTGGCTCCGAAACTCCCATCGGAGCGAACAGATGGTAGTGCTGTGGTTGTAACAGATGAAATACCACGGTACAGTGTAGCGACGATCCATTCGACTGATACAACCGACCCTACATTCAGTATATCCGAATCAATCATCAAATTCAGATCCAATGGAATTGGATATATAGAATCCCTATCAGAACACAATGTATCACAAATAATTCGGGAAGCCAATACTAATTACTATAATTCAACTAATGATGAGTCGGATCCTCGTCTATTATCGGACAACGAGTTCGATGTATTGAAAGAGTACATGGAACGAATCTACCCAACAAACCCGGTTCTCAGGGAAATTGGTGCACCAATAACGAAAGGAAAGGTTATGTTGCCCGAAAATATGCCCTCAATGAACAAAATTAAACCCACAACAGGAGCGCTTCAATCGTGGTTGTTGTCTTATTCTGGTCCCTATTGCATTACTCCGAAAATGGATGGTGTTAGTGGAATGTATGTGGTGGATGAATTTGGGAAATCGTCAATGTTCACACGAGGAGACGGTAAATATGGTCAAAATGTAAGTCATTTAATTCCATTCATGAATCTTCCAAAAAAACCACAAATGATTATTCGGGGAGAATTTGAGATAACCCGTCATAAATTCAGTACCAAATATACGGATAAATTTAAGAATGCCCGAAACTTTGTTTCGGGTGTGATCAATCAAAAGACCCGTGATCCTGAAAAATATTCGGATGTGGATTTCGTGGCGTATGAGACAATCCATCCACATATGAAACCATCCGAACAATTCATTTTTTTAGAGATGCACGATATACCCCACGTCCCGCATGTATTGGTCGATACACTGACGAATGAGGATTTGTCGAAACGGTTATTGGAAATTAGAGCAAATCATATATACGATACAGATGGTCTTGTTGTTGCGAATGATGCCTTGTACGAACGAACCCCCGAAAATCCAAAACATTCATTTGCATTCAAACAGGTTCTATCCGATCAAACGGCTGAAGTGAAAGTATTGGGTGTTGAATGGACCCCGAGTAAAGACGGTATGCTAAAGCCAGTCGTACATATTGAGCCTGTAACATTGAGTGGTGTGAAAATAGAATATGTTACAGGGTTCAATGCCAAGTTTATAAGAGATAATCGGATTGGGGTCGGCGCATTGATTACCGTTGTTCGGAGTGGGGATGTGATTCCCCATATAATGGGTGTGGTTGAGCCTGCCGAATATCCAATGATGCCTACAGTAGATTATATTGAGAGTGCGAGCGGGGTGGATGCGATTATTGTCAATATAGAAACAAACCCAATAGTTTTACTGAAACGAGTTACTGGATTCTTTCGCGGAATTGAAGTCGATGGTATGGGGCCTGGGAATGTGAAACGTATTTTGGCTACCAATGACGGACAGTTTAATTCAATTGCGAAAATTATTCACATGACAGTAGACGATTTCTTAATGGTTGACGGGTTCAAAACCACAATTGCGACAAAATTACATTCGAATATTCGTTCTGCATTGGACCGTACTGACATTTCGATAATAATGCCCGCGACGAATTTATTTGGTAGAGGTGTTGGGACGCGTACAATTCGAGCCATTATGAAAAAATATCCAAATATTCTTGTATCAGGAGATAACGATACAGCAAAAATATATATGATCACATCCATCGATGGGATTGAACTCAAGACGGCCGAAAAATTTGTTGCGGGGATCGATCCATTTATTGAATTTATGAAAGAAGCGGGATTATTTGACCGATTTGTTGGATCGGAAAATACTGATTTGGGCGCGCCAGCGGCGCACACCAATGTATCCCAAAATCATCCCCTGTACGGTAAACGGATTGTGTTTACTGGATTTCGCGATAAGGTACTATCCAGCCGACTTGAATTATTGGGTATAGATATAGTCCCATCCATTGGTAAAAATACATATATGGTTGTAGTGAAAAACCCCGACGATGTATTGACCTTGTCCGACAAGGTTGCAAAGGCGAAAGATATGGGTATTCGGATTATGGATAAAGCCACATTCGTGGCGAAATTTGTGAGTGATCAAGTCGCGGATGACACGGTTGTTATCGACACAATGGAAGACAAAATGGTCTAGATACAATACATCCAATATATACAATACATCCAATATATACAATATTATTTGTAATGTTTTCCAAATCAATCACTCGATCAGTTCTCTCCGCAATTGCTTTGTTTACTGCTAACACTAGTGCAGTAACAACTCCTGTGGATATATATCTACACGATCTCGCCGTCAGTGGCCACCACCCCGTCGTCGAATTCCTTGATTTCATCGCCAAGTACGAAAAGGTTTATTCGACGGTCGAAAAGGTCGCCGCCGCATTAGAGAAATTTGCCGATAATTGGAATACTGTCCATAAACACAATTCGATGAATCACGGATTTGCTATGGAAATGAACGAATATTCCGATATGACTGCCGATGAGTTTAGAAATAATAAACTTTCTGGGGGTGGCGATGGTGGATGTTTCATGTCAAATAGTACGCATACGGGTCTCTACCGCACCGCCACGGGGTGTATTCGTTTCAGATCTGAAACAACCGATATTCCCGATTCAGTCGATTGGCGCGATTCTGGTGCAGTAACTAATGTAAAGAACCAGGGCCAGTGTGGTAGTTGCTGGAGTTTTTCCGCTACTGGTGCGATGGAGGGTGCGTGGTTTACCAAGACAGGTGAACTTGTTGCTCTGTCAGAGCAGCAACTTGTTGGGTGTTCTGTTAATTACGGAAACAATGGATGTAACGGGGGACTGATGGATTCCGCATTTGAATATGCGATTGTTAATGGGATGTGTACCGAGAAGGATATTCCGTACACTGCCAATGATGGATCGTGTGTTGAATGTCAACCCACTGTTACAATCGACCATTGTATCGACGTTACTCCCAACAACCAACTTCATCTCAAGGAGGCCGTTTCCCGCGGACCCGTTGCAATTGCAATTGAGGCCGATACAAGATTATTTCAATTCTATTCTCACGGTATTATCAATAGTGCTCGATGCGGCACAAATTTAGATCATGGAGTTCTCATTGTCGGGTACGGCGAAGATGATGGCAAGAAATTCTGGACAGTTAAGAATAGTTGGGGAGACCATTGGGGTGATGGAGGGTATTTGAAAATTGCTCGTTCGGATAGTGATAATGATGCGGGTATTTGTGGAATTGCAATGCAGCCGTCCATTCCAATTAGTTAGACTAAATATTGTAGTGAAAATCACGTGAAAAAATAATAATTTAATATTTATATTACATTATTTGTGTGTTATATTACCAATTCAAGTGATTTGAAAATATGATCAAATAATATATATGGTTTCACCGACCCATCATTAATATACTCTGGATGAATCCCGCTCAATACAACGGTTCCTTTTCCGTATCGAAATGATACAATTGCAGGGAATGTTTCGTCGTGGTATATAGCGTGAACTTTGTAATTTACCTTTTCGTTTATAATTTGCTGGGGGAAGGTACCGCCATTTTTATACCACATTGAATGTGGTCGACCAAACGAATCGGTTATATTAATAAATGATCCAGATAATTGTGGGTATACGGGACCTAATATTGGTGTACGAAGTAGTCCTATTCCTGGGTGCAATATACGCGTACCACTGTAATCATCGTATAGAAATTCCTTTCCTGCAATATATGCCCCATTGCATACCCCGATATACGTCCCACCTTGGAAAATATTTTCCCGAATTGATTTGAATTCGACTACACGATCATTTATGGTATGTCCAGGTATAATGTTTGTAATAACACCCGCCGTTTGTTTCATACTGTGTATTGTATCTTTACAAATACCACCACCGACAATCATTGTGGGTTTATTGAATACCCAATTTCTACCCCATTTTTTTAGTAATGTTGAATTGTATGAACCCGTTGTGGAACAAACGCGCATACCGTACTCGAAAATTTTTAAGTTACTCATTATATCAAGAATGTTATTAATTTGGTAATAATTATCTTGATATAATCAATTTTTTACTTATATTCAACGTTTTTTTGAACCACTGCGAAGTGGTTTACGCATAGACTTACGAACATTAGACTTACGAACATTAGACTTACGCATAGACTTACGCACAATAGACTTACGAATAGAATTATTGCGTTTTACATGCTTACGGGAAACACGTTTGTTCTTGTGTAAAGATTTTTTACGTGTAACTCCATTGCGTTTCGAGCTACCACCCGATGATCTGTAAAGAGATAATGTGTTCATAAGTGATGGGGTGGCGGAGGTGGCGACAGGGACTGCATCGACAGGGGCTGCGGTAGGGGCTGCGACAGGGACTGCGACAGGGGCGGCGGCATCATCGTTTGTCTTTTGTTTTTTGGCGCCGCACGATGAATTGATCTTAAAAATAGGACCTATTTTAAACCATTCACTATTATATACATCTTTTACCCCGCGCCAAGTCGAAGTAGCGGTATTTGGTACAATACGACCCAATGCTTTTACCGACATCATGGGGATATAAAGAATACTCGAAATAGTTCCAGATCCAATATTATACGAGTCACTCCCTATCTGCTTGCATATAGCGACAACCTTTGCAGAATAGTCATTGGCCGCACCAGTATTATTCCACAAGTCTTTGTATACCTCACTTGCTCCTA